ATTTACATTATCGTGGGAGTTAATAGACCCTGATCCTGTAGAACGTGTCACATATAAATCTGAGCTATATCTTAGATAGTAAGCAGCTCCGTGAAAATCTGGTGAATAAGTATCGTTTGGTGCCCCAAATGTTGACGCAAGTTCTGTTTCATTTGAAACTCTAACTCTTGTGTTCACAGGACCCCAGCGGAATGCGCCGACAATTGCACCAGTTGTAGATTGTACATTAGGCACTGTGCCTGATAGGTCTACTTCTTTGATAACAATCGCAGGACTTTGGGATGGTGTTCCAATTGCCATGTTTTTATTTCCTTTTAAATTATAAGATGTTTCATAATACGGCGGGATTTCAAGTTACAGTGTTATTTATAAGAAAATTATTCCTACTTAATTTAGATCCCACTTATCAGAAAGTGCCCATCCAAGTCTATCTTTATCAACCTCTGGTGGTATATCGTTTAAACCATCATCAGTAAAACCAAAAGGTAATACATCTGCTTCTATTTCGTCCATTCTTTGTTTAAATAGCATATCTTTAATATTAATGTCTGTCATATCATTAAAGAAAGATGAGCTTGCAAAGTAACCAAACATAACGAGATTCATAACTAAATCATCGTGATTACCATTAGATGCTTCAAAAGAATTACCTTTAGATTCAAATGTAGATATTTCTATAATTGTTTGTTCATCTACTATATCAAGTTTATTACTTTCTAATATATCTTTAAAACCAGAACAACCAATTCTTTTAACTTTTCTAGTCATCTCCACACCAAGACCAGAGTTTTTAGTTGCTGACTCAACGTGCATATTTTCATATTCTAAGTCTTGATAAAGACCATTACATACTAAAGCACCTTGATCATTTGATTCTATAATAACATAAGCATTATTATATGCTGTAGCAAACTTAGCTATAATATCAGGGAATAGAATAGGTGATATTCTATTGTTTCTATAAACAGCTACTTGTTGAAACGGAACTGTACTAATATCAATAATATTAAATGTAGAATAATCTTGACCTCTACCTTTTGCAACATCAACCATCATAAGATATTCGTGATTCTTTACATTATCTTCATATATTAAACAGTCACCATTTACTCTTTTAGGATTCTTTGCTCTTAGTTTTAGTAATGTCTCAGCATCAATAAGAGTATCACCAGTACCAAAGAATGTATTACCAAACTCTTGGTCAAATTGTAGCTGTGATGTATTACCTACAGTTTCTTGTTTCCATGTCTCATCTCTGCCTGGGACATCCCACCAATCAACTCTGAAAGGAACAAATTGGTTAGTTTTCTGCATTGCCCCTTCCCATATCTTATGAAATACATTACCAATACCATTAGCAGTAGATGTAATAATAACCTTTGTATCTTTACCAGATGATACAACTGGATATGTAGATGTATAGAACTGTGCATCATTTTCAACAAATGCAAACTCGTCTAAGAATAGTAAGTTGATAGATAGACCACGAATAGAAGAACCAGATGTTGCAGAAGCAATTATCTTAGAATTATTAGAAAATTCAATAGAACCTTTATTAAGTGCTTTAGTGCCTGGTTGTAGAAAGAATGGTAAGTTTTCTAACATAAGAGTAACACGTGCTAACATTTCTCTAGCAGTAGCACCTTTATTAGCAAGAATGGCAACATTTTTTTCTGAGTGAAATAAAGAAAACCATAGAATGTATGCAACAGAAGATATTGATTTACCAGATTGTCTACAAGCTAAAACAATAGAAAAGCGATTACTATTAAAGTGATCAAACATTTCTTCTTGATAAGGATATAGTTCAAAGTTGACTAAACCTCTATCTAAGTGTATAACTTTACAATACTTCTTTGCAAAGTACACGGGATCTTCCATACACTTTTTATATTCAATAATCTCGTCTTGAGTCCATGGAGTAATTACTCCATCTTTCTTAACGTGACTATTTCCTAAATAACCATGTTCTTTATTCATCTTTAATTCTTGGCGTAATATCAATCACATTATTTACCTTAGCCGTTGGCTTTTCAGTTTTTACATCTTGTAGCATACGCTGTAAATCTGTAGTAGAACCTATAAAGACATTATTATTTGTTGTAGCATTTTCCAATGCTGGTACATCAGTTTTATTAATATCTTTATTCTTTTTATTAAGATCCATTAGCTTGTCATTAACATCAGCTACGTTCTTAATCATACCAGACAATACCTCATAAGCACGAGGGTGTTCTGATTCTCTGGCAACTTCCATCATCATACTCAGGGCATCTTGTCCCTTTTCAATTAGATCATAATATGTTTCTCGTGACTTATCATAATCACTTTTAATGTTATCATCATCCGTCATCGCTCGATATTTCCTCATAATTATATGTCTGAGTAAATCCATAGTCAGAATCATATTGCGGTATCACTGTAGGCGTTGTAGTAATAGTACTGTATTTAGTACCTTGATTAAGTTCAAATTCAGTAATAGCCTTAGTAATAACTTCACCGTCAGAAATTGGACCAGTAAAGCTAATTTTAACCTCAAAGTCTAGCACATATTGTACTGTTTGTCTTTGTTCTTGTAATCCTTCACCTTCATTAATAAAAGATACAGACTGTAATGTGATAGGAATATCTTCCTTTACATCAGGATAATCTTTATAAGGTTTCATCGTTACTGTATATTGTGGTGCAAAATAAGGTAGTATCTGCTCTACAATCTGTAATGCATCATCTTGATTATTTGCATAGACACCTAAAGAAAATGTAACAATATAAGGAGTTGACTGTCTAATCTTAGCACGCTGTTTACTATCATCTACAGTTGCAGCTCTTAACTGAGTATTAGTCTTTGCTAATTGTCTTGTCGAGTCATATGCTATTGAAGTCATTTCAAAAGATAATCTAGGAAGTTTAATGGCAACAGAATCATCTTTACCAAACTCACCTACTTGCTGTAGTCTTGCAAGAAATTTTGATCTAGGTGAATATGCTAAAGGCACACGAACTGTGCTCAAAACTTTACCATTCTTATCTGTTCTCATTACATGTATTTTTGTAAAGAGTGAACCAAATATGGCAACTGTCTTTCTAAGTCTTTCATGGTAAAAATAAGTATTAAACATTAGGTAGTAAATCCTGTACTTGTATTAACTTCACCAAATGGATTGCCTTCAGAGAAGTCTAAAAAGTCTTCTATCTCTGTAGCAAAATCTAAGTTCTGTGCATCTGGTGTTTCTTTAATAACCGAACTCACAATCTTTGCTTTAGCATTTGATGTAAGGCCTGTTAAATATTTACCAGCAGATGGTTTCTGAAAACTTCCATTATTATTAGTAGAACCAATATGAATTAAAGATAGTTTTTTATCTGAATCATTATAAGCAACAACTTCAGCAGTTAGTACATTACCTTCAGTATCTGAATCTTGTACTACATACTCACCAACAATATATGGACTCGGTACTTGAGGTTCACTAAATGTAATTGTAGGAGATGATGTATAGAAATCACCACTATCAGTTATATTAACAGAAGCAATCTTTGATGTAGTATCATCTAATGTAGCTGTAGCTGTCGCAATAAAATTAGAAGGTAATAGTGTAGGACCACCAATTGTAATAACTGGAGGATTTATATAACTTCCATCACCACTATCAGTAATAGTAATTGAACTAACTCTATTATTTATTATAACAGCAGTACCTGTTGCTGAACCTTGAATAGTAACAGAAGGTATTATATTTTGAGCATAGTAAGAACCACCACTATCAATATTAATAGTGTGTATATTGCCTGCTGATATAAGAGCTGTAGCAGTAGCAGTCATAACAGCTGCATTTGGTGGAGAAATAGTAATAGTAGGTATTTCTGTGTATAGATCACCTGAATCTGTTAGAGTGATATTTGTGATACCTTGTAAAGACATTATAATATACTCACTGTTGCTGTTGCTATTCTGCCTCTATTAACTATAATATCATGACGTTGTGCATTTTCTGATTCTATATTATCAATAGCTTCAATACCTGCATCAATGTCTTCATCATTATATTCAAATAATTCACATCTTAATTTATAAACAGGTAAATTGTTTAACTGATAGAATGGCTGTTCGTGTTCAACGTGCATAATCTGAAATAGTTTTTTAGCAAATGGTGTATAGATTAGATCACCTTCTGATGGTCTATCTGTCTGAATTTCGTTATCATATTTTCTTACAGTTTCATTCCATCGTCTTTTAGCCATGATAAGAGTAACACTGTCTCTAATCTCAACTCCGAATTTGCTGAATAGATCACCTTCTCCATCAAATCCATCATTACTTTCGACATACATTTCAACTCTATAACTAGAATTAAAAGACGAAACTGGATCCTCTTTAAAGACAGAATCAATATTGACCAAATCTCGTGGCATATAATATAAGTCTTGACCATATATCTTTACTGCTTCTATGATTAAATCTTCATATAGAAGTTGTTCTGACTTATGACCATCTGAGAAATATAAATTGCGCATATTAACCTACAAAGAATTCTACAGGAAGCTCATGCTCTAGTCTTAAATCCTCTTCAAGTTTTAATACTTCTGCATTTGCTGCTTCTAGTATAACCATACCATTCATTGTAACTCCGCCAGGTAATTGCATACCCTCAAACTTACTTAGATTTTGACCCCACTGTTGTTTAATAAGAGCCGTTGTATATTGCTTTAACCACTTGTCATTATATACAGAAGTATTTGTTGCTGGGTCTACAAGTTGAGTAGCTTCTACAATAATATATTGTCCAACAATTACATCTTGTGTTTCAAACTCGCCATGTATATAAAGTTTACCTTCATATTGTGAGAAGTTGACTTGAGGTAATCCATTTAGTTTTGATTCTATCATAGAGATATGCTGTTGCATCATTGTATAATATGCCATATCACCCATAAATCTTCCCATTACAGCAAGATCATTTAATCTAAGTTGATAACCAAGTGAGAACATACCACTAGAACTATTTCCACCATTTATAGGTAAAACTCTTTTTACAAAAATATAATCTGATGGTATTGGAATATAACCATTAGTAATATCATCTGCAGTTACTTGATGTTTTAGATAAACAGTTTTTGTAGCATCTGAATGATATTCTTGAAAGTATTCAATAGCTTCATCTAGCCTATCTTCTAGCTGATCTTCATCTACATTTATTTCGAGTACAGGTTCACCTAATCTACGCTTGGCGTAGTCTATTAAAGTATCTCTTGAATTAGGTTTAGCCATTGTTTATTCCTGTATTGTATAGTGCTATTTATAAGACTTATTCTTCACTACCATGTAGTTATATTAATACTTCCCCCACCACGGGCTCCTTGAACAACAAAAGAACCATCACCAGAAGAACCAGCTGCGTTAAAGTCCCATCTATAATTACCACCAGAATGACTAAAACTATAACTTACAGTACCATCACTTGTTCTTGAAGCTATAGTAGTTGAGTATCCAGCATTATTATTGTTATTAATATATCCTTCCCAATACACAAAACAACTACCGCCGTTTGTACGTTGAGCCATAATTCTTACATGAGCTGATTCATAGTTACCTAGCTGTACTTCTACTCTACGATTATAGTTGCCAATTCCAAAGGTTCCGTGTCTAAGTTCCATTCCTTGAATTGACATTTCTCTTGAGACTATAGATATTTTACCGCCTTGGCTTCCGTCTATCTTCAATGCTGAAGTTACAGCACCACCAGAATTATTAACATCAAAGTGCATATCAGTAGTATTAACAGCACCTTGAGTTTTAACTCGTATTCCTGCTTGTCCATCTTGTGTGTTATTAGAGAAAGTAATTTCACCTATTTGCTGGTCGCTATTACTGTCTAATCTTTTTATAGCAATACCTTGGCCACCACCTGACGCAGGAGTAGTAATAGTCATAGCTTGACTATCTGCTTGCTGGAGTGCAGCACCAGCGTAACCTATTTCAAAAGATCCATTTGATCTTACTCGCGTACGTTCTGATCCGCCGCTAAAGAAGCGAAAGTCTCCTGTTTCTTGATTGTTAAGATAGAAATTATTATCAGCCCAATAGCTAATAAACCCACCGTCAGTATTAGTATGACCAGAGTTACCACTAGTAAATCTAAGTTGGCTTCCTACAGAAGATGATCCAACTTGTCTTAAATGCAGTGTTGCAGAGTTATAAGCTGTTGAACTAGGTACTGCTGTACCACCGATACCAACATTACCTGATGCATCTATGCGCATGCGTTCTGTTGCACCATCTGCACCATCTACCCCAAAAGCTAATCCTGTCGATACCGCAGTAATTCTGCTAGAAACAACTCCACTTTTTGTAAGCTGAATAGCAGTATCGCCAGTACCGTTAACAGCGATTTTTGCGCCAGCAGTAGGTGGGGTAGTAGTTCGTCCTACCAACAAATTGCCTGATGCGTCTATGCGCATGGCTTCTGAGCCGCCAGTATGAAACTGCATACTTTCACCAGAAGTACCGTTACCAGTATCAGCTTTTAATAAAAGAGAACCACTTGCACCAGCAATGGAAGCAATAAGATTATTATCTGTGTCTTTAAATTCAAGTGTAGGCGTTGCATCTTGAATGACAGCATCGCCATCCACAGTCAGCCCATCACTGGTCACTGTGCCAGTTACACCAAGGTTGCCTGTAAGTGTTCCACCAGCAAGAGGTAACTTAGAAGCAATATCAGTATTAATAGAGTTTGCAAGCATGTCTGTTGTAATGGAGTCATTTGCCGGAACATATACTCCAGCTTTAACACCCATATGAACAACACGAACATTAGTATTAGCAGCAAGAACCTCTGAAATTGTTAGAGTAGTACCTGATGCAGTAAACGCAGATGAAGGCTGAACAATACCATCAATAGTAACTAATAGGGTATTAGCACCTATAACAGCTCTTGTTAATG